ACTTTGCACTCTTGTTCAATGAGTTCAAGATACATTTCTTGTTCTGTTTCTTTTTGTGTAAATAGGTCTTGCATATAAAAAATAAAAAAGGGGGCCATTAAACCCCCTATAAATTAAAATGGTAAGTCAGCAGTTTCTTCCTTAACTTGGTTAGTTGTTGTTTGCTCCTCTCTTTCGGCAAGTGTTACATTACCGTCCGTCCAAACTACTTTCCCATTTCCTAGATACAACTTGGTTTTCTTTGCTTCTCTCTCCTCTTTGGTTTGAGAATCCATAATACCTACGTTGTTTCCGTAGCGTGTTTCATCGTTTACTGCAATTGTAAGATTGTAATAAACCGCTCCGTCTTTTCCTTTTATAAACTTTTCTTTTGGAAGTTTATCTACTCGGATACTTGCATTAATTAGTGTACTCATTTTTATTGATTTTTAGTTAATAATGATTCTACTTCTTTACTTAATTTATATTTCTTTTTTACATCGTCTAATGTATAACCTTTTTCCATAGCTTCAAACACCTTTTTAAATTGTGGCGTGTTTTTATTTAGGAATGGTTTTTTATCGTGCGTATTCGTAGCATCTGAATCTTGGGTATCGTCAATAAGAAACAAGTTCCCAAGAGCGTACTTTTTTCCATAACTAGATGCACTACCGTATCTTTGTGGCATTTGCATACCTTTTTGTTCCATATCCACACCAACAATAGCAGTTGCTCCGTAAGTGTTTAAACCGTCTGTAATTAAAGCAGAAGTTTCAATAACACCGTCAGCAATTAGTTTTTCGCTAACCGTAACCGTTACACCGTGCTTTACTAAAAAAGGTTTAATAGCTTCAAGAATATCTTCGGCACTTCTAAAATAGTATTTTCCGAATGAGTTATACCTTGATTTTTTTGTCTTTAGTTCAGACTGTATCAAAGCCAGTTTTTCGTTTAATGTTTCTTTCATAATTGTAAGTAATCTTTTAATGTGTCTTGTAAAATTTCTACTTGTGCCTCTGTAAGCATAAGTTGTTCTTTGATGTTTTGCAATTCTTTTTCCATTGCTTCAATGCGTAAATTTTTAAGCCTCAATAAATCGTCTGAATGTGTCATTTTTTGTCTTTAAATTGGTTAGTAAATCCTCTGCAATTTCATCAGAAGCCAAACACCAGTCGGAGGTTCTAACTGAATGTCTTAACGCTTGTTGAACAATCTCAAACTGTTCGTAACTTAAATTTAATTGTATCATATTGTATTATTTTTTAACAAATATAAACAATTTTTATAATAAAACAAAAAAAAGGGATAAAATTTAATTTACCCCTCTTTTAAAACAAGACAATAATGATAACAGAACAATACAAATATAAGCTATTTATATAGAATTTCTACTTTGTTTTCGTAGTAAGTTATTAAAGATTTTAGTTCTTTTGTTGATATCTTAACAATCTCATTTGATTTTATAAGTAGTTCTTCCGCAGTACCCATTCCAAATTCTTTGTCTAGGTTTAAGGCAAACTTATATTGTTCTCCATATCTAAACACATTACAAGCCGAACATTGTACTTGACAATTAGTTTCATCCCACCTAGTAGAATAGTGTTTACGACTTTGAAAGTGTCCGCATTGCATCCCTTTTCCTTTCCAATAACCTACCTTACCGCAAGTGAAACAAGTAACATTTCCATTATCGTCAGCATCTCTAAGCCTTATATATTCAGAAAATACTGTGTCTAACTTTTTGACTACTTTACTTCTTGTCATTTATCTTGATGTTGTAAAAATAAATTACCAAGTTCTTTGTCAAGTGTTTTAATGGCTCTATATATGAATCTTGATTCTTTTTTGACTTCTTCTCTTTGTGTCTTTGTGGAATCAATACCCAAATTTGTATAATTATTTGCATCCATTTCCAACAATCTATCTATTTTTTGTCTTATAGATATTGTTTTAAAATTTAGTATTCTATCAATTTTTGGATTCATATATTGGTTTTTAGATAATTATTAGAATAAATATATATATATACATATTTAGAAATATATTTAAATACATTCTTATAAATAAGTAACACTTTATATCCCACTTACCCACCAAAGTTCGGTGTTTTTTTTTAAAAAGTCAAGTATGTTATTAACAACTTATTGACCGTCCAACTCTTTTAGTTTGGATATAGCCCACCTTTTAGCAGCTAACCCACCCTATAATAAATAAGATATAGTACCACAAGCCTTTGTATCGTTTGGGTCATAGTACGTTTCGGCTCTTGATAGATATGATACCATTCTAGTAATAGTAGCTTTTGAAATCGGTTTGCCTTGTGCAAGTTGTTGCGCTCTTATTTTTCCTACTTGGGTAGCGCATTTATTGTTTACTTTTTCGTTTAACTCTAAACCTCTTTTTGCGTTGTTGCGTACTGCTTTAGGATAATCGGAATATGATTCTAATTCTGTTGATTGACCTTTTTTATATCTTTTGTCTTTTTTTACTATTGCTTTAATTGTAGCTAATAATTGTTTAGCTTCTTCCAGTTCAATCTTTAGTAATTCTTTCATCTTCCTTGTCCTTTATATTTTTTCTTAAACGAATTTTGACCTTTAGAAGCGTTTTTTGAATGTACGCCTTTACGCTTCTTTTTTGGTTTGTCTATTATTGCAATAGATATACTTTTCTTCATTATCTTTTAATTTTTTCCCAAGTTCTACCTACAAAATAAGCACCGTAAACAGTTATAAGTAAACTTTGAATAATAGGTATATATTGTTCCTGTACTTTAAACTGTCCAATATTACCGTCAAAAAAAGCAAGTATAGTAAACACCGTAGTAAGGTATATAAGCACCATAGGGCGAATGTTCTTGCTTAAAAAGCTATCAGAGTTCATATCAGCTTTCCAACGCTTTGTAACTTGCTCCTGTGCTTCGCTATCAGCTTTCTCTAAAATTTCTTGTATCTTTTGTTTAGCTTCTAAGCGTTCTTCATCAGTTGTAGTAAGTTTGTCTATAACAGAACCAACCTCTTTAATTACACCGCCTGTAAGCCATTGTATAATCTTATTCATAGTTTAGATATTTAGTTTTGCCATTTTCTTTGATAGCCTTTAAAACTCGCCCTCTGTTTCGTTCATTACTCACATACGAAACGTGAATCCAATCGGGATTGTCATCTGTTCCAAACTCCCAAATGATAGTATCAAAATCAAGGTTGTCTTTTATATAGTTAAACATTTCGGCATTTGTTTTATGTCCGTAAATGTCGTCAATATCTATCGCTCTACCTTGACAATGTTGCGAAGAAACAGAACCGCCAATAGCTTGGTTTAATTTTTCAGACCTAAAAAAAGAAGTAACTTTAATTGCACCGCCAACCCATTTACGCAAAGGTTCAAATATGTTTTCAGCAACTGCTTTCATATTGCCTAATTCATATTCAAAAGGTTTGTTGTCAATTCCTAAACGTATAGCAGTAATTGAGCGAGTAGCCTCTTTGTATCTTATATGTTTACTTATTCTTGTCATTTAACATATACCATTTCTGTATTGTATAGCCAATAGAAACACCTAACAGGGTAAGTTTCAATATTACATCAATATCAGCCAAAGAAATTGCAAACGCTCCAAAGTTAATTCCGTATATTTTCAAGTCAGTAAAGTCCATTGTTAAAAATTATATCCGTAAAACGTATGAGAACCGTTACCCTCAACCTCAATTTCATAAGACTTCCAACCGTAGGGGGATTCCTCTAAATTATCCCATAGAACATCTACCGAATATTTATCAGAAAGTACAGGAGCTTCAACTTCGATAAGCTCTCCTTTCTCATCTGCTTCATATACACCCTCTTGGATTGTCAAATATCCCAACTTTACAATAGCGTGATTATGGTCTGCGTATTCTTGTTCTGTTAATTCGTCAACAGAAGTACCTAAATCCTTGATTTTTTCTTCTGCTTGTTGCTGTGAGTTAAACTCGTATTTTTTAAATAGCTTCATTTTATAAGGTTGTTAATGTTTGTAATTCGCTATCCGATAATGCTTCTTTGAATAATGACAAAGAATATACTTTCTTTTGATTTTTTAAAGGTCGGCTCGGACTATTGTAACTAAAAAATATACCGTTTAAATCTGCTGCAAAACTTACAGTTCCTGTTGATGAACCCAATAAACTACCATTTAGATAAGCCTTGCAATCGCCTGTTTTGTATTTAATTGCAAGTTTGTATCGTGTATTCGGTTGAGATGCACCTGTGCTATTATTACCTATTGATTGTGTAGTCATTCCACTACCTTGCACAAACACCCTAAATTGGCTTCTATAATTGTCAAAACTTATTCCCTCGCTAATGTCGGAGGTTGTTCCAAACGTCATAGCATCTCTAAAGGCATCGGTACTTGAATCTGTTGTTGTTTCGTATAAATACTCAAAATCAACAAAAATAGTACCCTCTGTTTGTCCTATTATATCTTCTAACCCACTTGTTATTTCGCAATGGTCAACCAACCTTGTAACTGCCGAACCGCTTGTTGGTATGTAGCTTGATGCGTATGTTCCTGCTTCTTGTTGCGCTCCCCAAAAATACATCGTTCCTGCTGTTCCATACCCTGCACTTGGGTATATGTATAAAATGTTATTTGTTCCTCCCGCTGTATATGTACCGCCTATTCTGTACCAATCATCTTTCACAGGCTCTATAAATACACTTGTAAAACCGCTATTTGATATTGTTTCATTTAATAAATTATAATCAGCAGCCAATGAACCTGCACCATTATAAACCTCTAATCGTGTTGTTGTTGTGCTTGTAGAAGTGTCTAATTTTGCATAAATTGAAATAGTATATATAACGCCTGCCGAACCCGAAAAAGAAGAAGATTTGCGCCAATTATTAGCAGTAGAAACTAATTTAGATGCATTAAGCGTACCGTCAGGAGATATGATTGAGTTTGGAGTTATTGTAACTCCTACATCTCCCCAACTACTAAAATCTTCACTATAAGCGGTATTGTTTGTTCTTTGAGGCTCTAAAAGTAAATGTGGGCAGTCTTGTACTTCTCCGTCAATAAAAGGATAGTCTAAACGTGGCACGTTAGCACTTACATTTTCAATCAATCCTTGTGGGTTTACTCTTGTGGCTTCGCCCTCAGGGTCTCCTGTTACTGTAAAATCGCCTGCGCCACTATTAGGAATAACAGAATATAATTTACCCGCTTTATATCCACTCGGTATCTGTATTAAACTTGCTTTATCGTATAAACTCATTGTGATACTGTATTATTTATGTTATTAACTTGACAAATATGTCCCTCTATTGTTCCGCTATCATCAGATACTCTTTTATCAAAGTCGTTTACATCCCCTACTATATTTATAAAAGGATATTCCCCAACCCAACTATTTCCGTATATTTCCCCGAAACTTATTTTGTTTATTATTTGTCCCCAAGCTATCATTTAGATATTTTTTTAGTTTTGTTATATTCTTATTTTTTGGTTTGTACCTCATAAAACCCAACCATTAAAAGTTGCATCCTGTGAGGGGTCTATATCGTCATTACTATTTGAGTTGTATTCGGGATATTTCTCTTGATTGAAACACATAAAATCAATAAACCGTCTTGTATAGTAATCAGCAAACTCCCTCTCTTTGTTTACTAGATAATCAATTTCTTCTTTTGCAACTGTTTCGCTATTTTCAGAAGAATGTTTTAATACACCCCCATTTTTTAATTGATAAGCTGCAAAGGGCAAATAATCAACCATTGCAAAATGTATAAGCATCGGTTGAACGTATGTATTAACCAACGTTAAATAATCGCCTGTTAAAGTATCGTTTATAATATCAGTACTAATTCTATTGTATAAATCAGTTCCTAAATAATTGCGAACGTGTATCTCTTGGGCTATCTTAATAAACTGGATAAATTTGTCAGTATCTACATTTCCGTCAATGATACTGTTTCTTACTAAATCCGTTCTTGATATAAATAATGCTACTGCCATTTTTTTATTTATTTACAAATCCATTGTTAGGCATATCAGTAGGTCTTTGAGCTACTTTCTTGTCGTTCTTTTCGGGCGTAAATCCTTTCTTTTTCGCTTGGTTTACACTTACTTCCGCTTTTGGGTTTCCTACATCGGGTTTAACATCGGGGTTTTTTGCTTTGTATGTTTTACGCATCCAAAAATGGTGGCAATCTCCACCGCCTTTGTAAAACCAAATTGAATATCCTTTTGATTGCTCTCCTTTTTTAGCCCAACCATAATTTACAGAAACGCTATCCATTGAAATAATATCTTCCTTTCGGTATATCTTTTTAGCAGCTACCATTTTTTTACAAAATTCCCTGCTATTGGTTGAAGCCTTTAAAGGTGCGTATTGGTATCGTACTTTAAATTGTACGCCCTCTTGGTTTTCTCCGTCTTGTTTGCTTTTTGCGTTTGGTCTTGCTGTTCCTGTTGTAGCCAATCCAATCATTTTATCTAACGCTTCTTCTTGGTCGTAATCAACTGGTCTTTCGTCTACAAGTTCCCATTCGTCAAGATTTTCATCTTCTCCAAGTTCTTCCAATTCCTCAAACATTTCTGTTTCTTGTTGGGTTGATAATTTTACGCCTGTTTCTTCCTCTCTTGTTTCTTCGTCTTCTACGTTTTCAAGGTCTGT